CATTAGCATCTGGATACGATGGTGATATTGACTTAACAACTCATGGTCATACAAATCATGACCACTATACTATTGTATTAGAACTATCAAAAAATTATTAGAGGTTTAAATGGCTTATTCAGGCACACAAACCTTTAATTTATCAATAGAGGAATTAATCCAAGAAGCGCATGAGCGTTGTCAATTAGAAGTACGTGAAGGTTATGATTTAAAAACAGCTAAACGTTCTTTAAACTTGATGTTTGCAGAATGGGCTAATCGTGGATTAAATCTATGGACCATAGAGTATGCAACACAGACTCTAACAGCTGGTACAAATTATTATTCAATTGATCAGAAGGTAGTAGATATAGTAGATGCAGTTATAACAACTACTGCTGGTGCTACATCTAATCTAGAAGGTAATAGTAGTACAACAGATGTTGCTATGAATAGAATTTCTAGAACTGAATATATGAATTTAGCTAAGAAAGAGAATTCATCTAGTGGGGACTCTAGGCCTACACAATTTGCTTTAATACCAGGACAAGTCACTGTCGGAGGTTCTTCTTCGACTGGAAGACCTGAAAATGATATGACTTTGTTTTTATATCCAAGTCCAGATAAAGCATATATATTAAAATATTTTTATATGGGAAGAATACAAGATGCGGGGGATTACACAAATAATGCCGATGTACCTTTTTATTTTTTACCATGTTTGACTGCAGGATTAGCTTATTATATAAGTTTAAAAAAAGCACCGATGTTAAGTTCAGGCTTAAAAGCGGTGTATGATGAAGAATTTGAACGTGCTGCTGACAATGACCGCGAACGAACATCGTTTAGAGTTGAACCAGCAGTAGCTTATAAACCGTAGGAGGAAGTATGGGAGAATGTAAAAAATGTGGTCACAACTGTCATTGCAGCAATGGTGGTGCATGTTGTGGTGGCCAATGCGAATGTCACGATTGTGACTGTAAAAAGGAGGAAGCATGAGTAATCCAAATTGGAACAAAGATTCTAACGCTGGAAGAAATTCTAAAGGTGGAGTAAAAGGAAATTGGAGTGATAGAGGAACTATCTCTGTTCCTAATCCTACCCCTAAAGAAAAAGAAAAAGCTATTTCTATTGCTAAAGGAACTATTGTAGGTTCTGCACAAGGAATGGGAGCAGCAACTAAAGGTGGAAGTTTTAAATGGGTTGGATCAAAAGATTCTAAATGGTAGGATAAATGGCTTACGCTAGAGGAAAATACGCTAAATTTATTTCTGATCGTAGTGGAATGGAATTTCCATACAAGGAAATGGTAAAAGAGTGGAATGGTGCTCGTGTTCATACAAGTGAGTTTGAACCAAAAACAGCACAAGATAAACCACATAAACATACAGCTGATGCTGAAGCATTACAATTTCCAAGACCTGCTAGAACAGAAAGTGCAGTTGCAACTTTACTTCCTCGTAATCCTTTTAGGTTTACAGCTAGTAGCACAACAGTATCTGTATTTGAGCCTGACCACGGAAGATCTAGTAGTGATACTGTAAGATTTAGAGACGTAACTGGAAATTTATTTGGAGCTTCTGTGACTGAATTAGAAGATTCAGATGGATACAGTATAACAAAAACAGATGACGATTTTTATACATTTACGGTGTCAACAGCACCAGGAATAACAGGAAATGGTGGTGGAGGCTATGCTTCTGCTGGACCAGCAACATTGAGTAACTAATGACAACATACGCAGAATTAACAACACAGATTTTAAATTATACTGAAACAAGTACAGATGTATTGTCATCTACTATTACAGATGACTTTATTGAACATACTGAAAATAGAATATTAAGAGATGTAGATATTGATGCTTTTAAATCATATCAAACTACAACAGTAACATCCAGCAATCCTTTTGTATCTTTACCTGGTGGATCGTCTCCAGATCCAACTTCACTTGCTACAATTAGAACAGTTCATATTTGGCCTGCTTCTGGCACAGCTAATAGAACATTTTTGGAGCAAAAAGATGTTTCTTATATGAATGAATATTGGCCTAATAGAACATCTACAAGTACACCAAAATACTGGGCATGGTGGGATCATAACACAATTTACCTTGCGCCAACGCCGGATTCGGCTTATAATATAGAAGTAGGAATTACTAGACTATCAACAAGACTTTCTAGTAGTAACACAACCACATGGTTGGGTAATAATGCTCCAGCAGCATTATTATATGGATGTCTTGCAGAAGCCTTCAAATTCTTGAAGGGACCAGCTGAAATGCTGCAATTATACGAACAATCATATCAACGAGCTATTCAAGGATTGGCTATTGAACAATCTGGAAAGCACCGTAGAGATGAGTATATGGAAGGGGAATTAAAAATCCCTTTACAAAAAGAACAACCATCCACAGGAGGATAAGATATGGCAATAACTCAAGCTGTCTGTACCAGTTTTAAACAAGAGATTCTTGTTGAAGGACATGATTTCACAGCAACAACTGGTGACACGTTTAAAATTGCATTGTATTCAAGTTCAGCCACTCTAAGTGCTTCAACAACTGCTTACTCAAGTTCAAATGAAGTTTCTGCTTCAGGAACTTATACAGCTGGTGGTGGATCACTAACAAGTGTAACACCAACTACTTCAGGAACAACTGCTCTTTGTGATTTTGCCGATATATCATTTACATCAGCAACAATTACAGCACGTGGAGCATTAATCTATAATAGTAGTAATTCTAACAAAGCAGTATGTGTGTTGGATTTTGGTGGCGATAAAACGTCAACAAGCGGAACGTTTACAATTCAATTCCCAACAGCAGACTCAAGTAATGCTATTTTAAGGTTAGCATAGGAGATAATTTATGGCTCTAGTTATAGATGATAGAGTAAAAGAAACCTCGACTACGACAGGGACAGGTACACTTAATTTAAGTGGAGCTGTTTCAGGATTTCAGACTTTTGTTGCGGGTGTTGGTGATGGTAATACAACATATTATGCTATTGTTAATCGTGATGAATCAGAATGGGAAACTGGTATTGGAACTGTTACTGATGCTTCAACTGACACATTAGCAAGAACAACTGTAATCGCTAGTTCAAATAGTGATTCAGCTGTTGATTTTAGTGCGGGCACAAAAGATGTATTTACAACTTTACCAGCAAGTAAAGCTGTTTACGAAGATGGTAGTAATGATGTCACTTTAGCAAACGATCTTATTTTAGGATCAGACTCAGCAGTATTAAAATTTGGTGCTGACTCTGACACAACTTTAACACATACTGATGGCACAGGTTTAACTTTAAATAGTACTAACAAACTTCTTTTTAGAGATTCTGCTTTATATATTAATTCATCTACTGATGGACAATTAGATATCGTTGCAGATACAGAAGTACAAATAGCAGCTACTACAATAGATATTAACGGTGCAATTGCACTTAACGGCGCTATTACTGGTGCTACTAATATTACCTTATCCGGTGAATTAGACGCAGCAACATTAGATATTTCTGGTGATGCTGATATTGATGGTACTTTAGAAGCAGATGCTATTACTATAAATGGCGCAACTTTAGCAGAAACTATTTCTGATACAGTTGGAGATATGGTTAGCTCTAACACAGAAACAGGTATCACTGTTTCTTATCAAGATGGAGATAATACTTTAGACTTTGCTTTAGGAGCAGCACAAACAACTATGACTTCTATTCTTAATTCAAGTCTAGTAGTTGGATATGGATCTTCTGATGCTAATATAGATTTTAGTACAGACAATGCAATTATTTTTGATATAGACGGAACACAACAAATTAAACTTCAAGATGGAGCTCTTGTTCCAATAACAGATAACGATATAGATTTAGGAACAAACTCACTAGAATTTAAAGATGCATATTTTGATGGAACAGTAGAAGCAGATGCAATAACAGTTGGTGGAACAGCAGTTTTAACTGGTGGAGCTGAAACAGCAATAACTTCTGTATATAATACAAGTTTGGCAATAGGTTATGGGTCTTCACATGCTAACATAGATTTTGGAACAGATAATAATATAATTTTTGACATAGATGGAACTGGTCAAATTAAATTACAGGATGGCGCATTACTTCCTGTATCAGATGATGATGTGGATATAGGAAGCTCATCTTTACAATTTAAAAACGCTTACTTTGATGGTACATTGGAAGCTGATGCAATAACAATAGGTGGGACAGCAGTCACTGCAGGAGGAGCCACAGCTGGCTTTGCCTTAGCAATGGCCGTTGCGTTATGATCCCAGGTATGATATAGGAGGATAAATGGCACAAGATTTTAGAAATGTAGTAGCTAGAGCTCAAGGAACCACAGCAGCAGCAATACTGACTGGTGGTAACTATGATGCAGTTATTGGCATTCGTTGTACAAACATTCTCACTACAACAATCAAGGTGGATATTTATATGGTAAGAAGTAGTGCAAACTATTATATTGCCAAAAATACTCCCATTCCTCCAGGCGGTTCAATTGAACTGATCCAAGGTGGTTCAAAAATTGTTATGGTTAGTGGTGATGTATTGTGGCACGATTGCGATACAAACTCTGCATTAGATATTTGGGTAAGCTATATTGATACTATAAGCGAGTAGGAGGATTTATGAGCGAAGTGGCAGTAATTAATGGAATACAGTACATTGGGTGCACGGCACCTAATGAATCTATTCTACATCATACGGCAACAATGGATGCAAATCAGACAATTGAGTCTGCTGTTTTAGCAGGCCCAGTGACGTTCACAGCAACAGTAACAGTAACAGGTAACGTGGTAGTAGTATAAATGGCTAATATTGAATTAGATGGCAGTAATAAAAAGATAATAGTAGATTCTGGTGATTTAACATTAGATATTCCAGGAGATATTATTTTAGATGCTGATGGTGCTAATGTAACATTTAAAGATGGTGGCACGTCAGTTCTAGATCTTAGTAATAGTTCTACAGATGCAGTTTTAACAGTAAGCACTCAAGATAAAGATTTAATTATAAAAGGTGATGATGGTGGAAGTGCTATTACTGCGGCAACATTTGATATGTCGGATGCAGGAACATTAATACTTAACCATGACCTTGTAGTTGCGGATGCTGGTAAAGTAGGTTCTGCTTCAGCTACTGATGCTATGACAATATCATCTGGTGGTATTGTTACATTTAAAGATGACATTCTTATTAAAGATGGTGGCACTATTGGTTCAGCTTCAGATGCAGATGCTATAGCTATTGCAGCTAATGGTGTTGTAACATTTAGTCAAAATCCAGTATTTCCAGATGGTGGCGTTGCAGTTGCAGATTTAGATATTGACGGAGCAACTGATATTGGAGCTGCTATTGTTGATGCAGATTTATTTATTATTGACGATGGAGCAGGTGGAACAAATAGAAAAACAACAGCTTCAAGATTAAAAACTTATGTTGGCGGTGGAATAACAGGTTATGACAGATTTAAATTAAGTTCTTCTTTTACTGGAGATTCACAACCAATTACATCTAACTTATCAAGAACAGCACATGGAGAATTTGAAAAAATTGGTTCAGGAATGTCAGAAAGCTCTGGTGTTTTTACTTTTCCGGAAACTGGTCTATGGAAAATTGGATTTCAAGCTCAATTTTATGGAGATGCTAATGCTTATGGAAGAATACAAATAAATTGGTCAACAAATAGTGGTACTTCTTATACTTCTTCTGGTTGGGCAGATACTTCTTCTTGGGGACAGCCTAATGGTAATAATGGTAATTATAGAACTATAACTGCTGCCATATTAAATGTAACTAATGCATCAACTTGGAGAGTAACAGTAGAAGCTGAACAACAAGATGATTCAGACGGAAGTGTTTATGGTGCTGGTTCAGATGTTACATTTGTAGAATTTACAAGATTAGCGGATAGTCAATAGGAGGTAATATGGTAGATAAAAATACAGGCAGACCAAATCATATAGAAGATGCGTTAATAAGATTACATAAACGCCAATGGTTTACATGGACAGATAGTGAAAATAAAATTTATGCTAATTTAAGACTTACTGAAAAAGTTGGTATTAGTGGAAATATTGTTGATAATCCAGTTACAGAATTACCAACTGAATCAGAAGTAAATGCAAAATTAAAAGAATTACAAGATGCATGGGATTTACAAAATGATTCTTATAAATCTAAAAGAAGAGCAGAATATCCAAGTATAGCAGACCAATTAGATGATATTTATCATAATGGCATTGATGGTTGGAAAGCTACAATTAAAACAACGAAAGATAAATACGCAAAA